CTCTCCTACAAACTCATACACTGCTTCCGGGATGCTCTGATGGAAGGGCACCAGGGCACCACCTTCAGCGTGCTTGAGACTTAGCTTGGTGACTCCATCTCCATTGTCTGTGAAATAAGACTCATAGCCAGGGTCAGGGTAAATGAAGTTACTGGAAGTGTCTGGGGTGGCAAGCCTGTTCTCAAAATCTATATCGTAATCGATGTAGATATTGAAGCTTACAACGCTACCTTGCGTGAGGTTTCCTATGCCCGAAGACAAAACAAGATAGAAGGAGCCCTGATCGGAGTCTTCCTTGCTGGAGTCCGTGAAAAGTAAGGCCTGGACAGTCTTCAAAGGAATGTTCAGTTCTTTCTTCTCGTAGATCTTCGCTGTTTGTCTTCGTTCGAAGGTCGCCACAGTTCGGACAGCGTTGTCTCCGGATGGTATGTCCAATTTCGAATCCATAGTCCACCCCATTATATAACTTCCGCTGGTCGTGGTTCCCGCACTGGGTTGTACTACAATTTTGAGTTTCCTCGCTGGTTTCCAATTTGCATAGAGTTGGGCTTGGCGCCACAGACTCGTTCCGGGAAGTTTTGATGGGCAGATGTCCGCCCTAGCAATGACCGTGCCTGAATTAGCGGGAGCGGGGACGTCAACGGAAGAAATAAGATCATTGCCATCAAAGCAGTTTCTCTTAATTCCCCCCATCCTTCCCCTCTGACGCTGGGGCAACGGTCTGGGTGCTTCCTGATTCAATTCTTTCCTCAGTCTCGCGTTCTGTCTCTGCCGTCTCCTCCTCTCGCGCTGCTTCGCTCTCTGTTGCTCTGTTTTCACCATTATCAGTTCTTACAATTTCAGAAGTCAAAGGGCCTGCTTCCTTCGCCATTATTCTCTCCATCATCAATTCGAATACTGCCGACGTAGCCTCGTTTTTATTGACTCCGAAACCTTCTCCTACTAAGACGCCCGTCCCGCGATATGTCACTCGAAGAACACCCCACGGATTCGGTGAGTTCTCCAGAACAGTGTACTTACGCTCTAGAATGTGGCCTGCGTCGACGAAGGAATACGACACTCTACTCACCACGTCAACATTGCACTCCG